TTCTCCAAATTTTTTCTCGGCGCTGCACTTGATCTCAAGAACATGCGTTGTCTTTGGAGCCTGTAATATTCCGCGAATAATACCATCACAATGCCCTTTTAGTTTTCCTCCAAAATGTGAAAAGCCGAACTGATTTCCGTTCTGATCTTTATCCCAAATTTCAATGCCATCAACCATGCGTAGACGGTCGATAATAAGCTGTTCAGTGCGGTGGCCGTCATCAAATGCGGCCAGCGTGCTAAATTCATAAGGTTTTAGCCTGACAGATAATTTGTCCTGATTAATACTGTACCAGATTTTGCGGGCGCATGGCTCGCCAATTAGCGACGCCCCCAAATAGCCGCGCCTTGGCTCAAGGCTTTGCTTTTCCTGCATCGCTTTCTTAATGGCTTCTAGCGTCGGGTCTTTGGGGGCAATCGGAATCATTTAATTACACCTGCCAAGGCATCTTATTAGCGGAAGGTGCGGCTGACTGAGCAATCGTACCGCTCGGTGCTGGCTTATATCCGGCAATGACAGACTTATCCTTGCCCATGCGCTCAACACCGTCCTTATCCTTCCAAGGTTCACCTTTCTCTGTCTTCAACGTCATGACAAACGGACGGTTACGCAGCTTGCTTTCGTCATCCTGCAAATCTCCATAGCCAATCGCCTTGCAGTATTTGGCGTACTGTTCATAGGCAATCTTAACGGCTGTCGCGTTCGGATTGACCAGATTGAAGCGGTCAACAAACTCAGTATCCTTGTGAGCGCCTGTAGTGATCACGTGCGTCAAGGCCAGATACTTTCCTGTTCCTGCTGCTGTGTCCTTCATTTCGGCTTTTACACAGACGGCGGTATAGTCACCGTCCGGCAAAAGCGGCATTCCGCCCGTTCCGGCGTTAGCCAGAATTTCATCAACGCTTGCTTTCTGAACTGGAATTACAAAGCTACCCATGATTATTTCTCCTGCTTATTGGTTGAGCCAATGATCTTCTTGTAGATAGCGCCGAGATTGGCAGGCTCGACAATATCCAATGCGCCGCTACGGTCTTTCGCTTCATAATTTGCATCGCGCTGCGTCTGAAACCCTGATTGAAGATTACCTTCTGCGTCCTTCCAGTTTTGCAGGGCGAACACCTCATCAAAGAAGTATGGAAGCGCAGCAGGAATCTTCTGGCCGGGGGCAGACGGGCCAAAGATGATTCCGCCAGTGACTTCATCCTTCACCTTGTCCTGCTTTGACGACATATATACGTTCTTTGGCAGGTCGCGGAATGCCCGGATAAGCCCGGTCATAATGTCCTGCATCTCGCCATATGCCTTGCGCGGGTCTTTTGTCTGTTCCTTTTCGTTTGCCAGAACAACCTCGGCGACTTCGCTAATCGAATCTATGCAGACCCAATCATAGGTATGATCGTTCTGAAGCTCAGTATAGGCCAAGCGCAAATCGTCAATTGTCTTGACAGTGAAGACGTCAATATCCTGACCGCGCAGAGACAGCAAACCAGCCTCAGCGCTCAAGATAATAGGTTTTCCTCCGGTAGTACCGCAAAGGCGCGTTTTACCGCTTCCTGCTGGACCGTGAACAAGTACCTTAACGTATTGCGCGGCCTCATCTTTAGTGTTTGTGATATTTAACGGCATTTCATTTCTCCTCGATTGTAATTGTTGGTGATCCGATTTCAACAGTGCGCGCCGATTCAAAAATCGACTGCAAAGAAATCGGCCAATTCTTGTAGGCGTTCTCGCTCACGTCAAACTTGACCGTGATATACTCGCGCGGGTCTTCGCCACGCGCTACAAGCTCACGCGAAACGCCGTCAAGCATTTCCTGATTCCACTTCACCTTCTTTGAAACGACGTACTTGATCTTGTATTTCTCACTGACGATGGTCGCCGTTCCAGCTCCATAGTCTTTCCCGGAAAGTTGAGCGAGAATTTCCGGCTCTGCCATTACTGACAAAGCTGTTTCAAGCTGTTTCTTTTGAGAGGTTAGTTCGGCAATCTTCTGCTTAATAATAAGCAGTTCAGTTGCCACTTGGTCTAGTGTTGTCATGCTTTTCACTCCTGTGGGTTAGCGTTTGACAAATGAGACCTTATAGGCCATATTGGGCCATGTCAACAGAAAAAAGGAGAAAATAAAATGCAGCTCAAAAAAATCTACATGCCCGAGAAGATGGCATCGACAATCCAGCGTCTTGCAGATAAAGATGAAGTATCGTTTTCATCGGTGGTCCGTCTGCTAATCCTGAAGGGCTTGAAAAATGGAAGAGCATGAAATCAATGCAGCTCTGGCTGGTGGGCGCATGGGCGGCGAGTACCTAGTTGAGCTTGGACAAACTGATATGTCAAAGCTTACGCCTGCTCAATGGCAGGAATTTGTTTATTGCATCTGTAAGGAATATCATCTCAAGCGGGTTCAAGCCGAATCTCTACACGAGGACATTCCCTATTGATACCGCCGCTTAACAATGTTACACGCTCGACAATCTGCCAATTATCGTCAGATATAACGCCATTCTTGACCAAGAAGTCCTCAGGAGCTTTGACGTAATTTGTCAGATCACGAGCGCGGGCATCCGGCCAGAAAAATGTATAGGTGACAGCTACACGTTTGCACTCAAGACGTGATGTTTTGACTTGTTCACACAGTTTTTGCCATTCTTTATATTTCTTGCTGGGGAAACGCTTTTGCGCGCTTCCGCCTCCAAACAAAGAATTTACGCTAGGAGGGAATGGTAGGGTGATTAGCATCATTCCACCTCAATCGCAAAGTAGGTTTCACTCGGTCTTCCAACTCCACTGGCTCGCATTTCGCTATCGACGAGCTGTGCATCTTTTAGCGCAAGAAGAATGTCTTGGAGTTCGCGGCGCTTATAGCGACTGAATGGCGGAATCTTCTGCATCTTTGCAAAAGAAATTCCATCATGTGCGCTCCTGATAGCCTTGAGCGCCGCTTTCTTCTGGCTCTCAAATTCGCTGCCGCTAACACACATCTTCAATTCATCAATCAAGCGATTGAAGTTGTATTTCGTCCAGTCAATAGCCCACTGAAGATGATCGGCCTCAATGATTGTTGCATGAGGATTTACGGCGAGCGCATAAACAAGTGACAGGCGCAATGCAATCTCATTTGCACGGTTTGTTATGTTCGATAGACCTATCTTCTTTAAGCTGGCATCACGTTCAAGCCAATATCTCTGAAAATCCTCCTGCATCTGATTTGCTTCATGCGTGAATGATATTTCGACCAACTCAGGTTTATCAGTTGGAACGTCCTGCTTATTTTTGTTTCTTTCACGGATTGCATCACACCAATCAAGAATTGATTTTGGAACTGGCATCCGTTCCTTGTGCTTGCGAATGTCCTTCTTTGCATCAGACACACAAACCAAGAAACGGTTCAGGAATCCATCGTCAATGCTCTCAACTCCAAGGCTGTTGAATAGCCTATCCGGCGTTGACATTGCCAAAAGCGTAATGTGTGGATTATGGATGAACAGTTTGCTCATCGCATCTCTAGCATCTTTTGTGGCAGTGATGAGGCTATAGTTCTTTGCCCGCTGCGTTCCATCCGGTCTACCAAAAACCTGCATAAGTTCAGTGTTCGCAGTTTTTGCGATGCTATCATTTTTATTCTGGGCAACTTCAAGATAGCGTCCAAATTCATCAATGATTGTCAAATGCCGAGGACGGGCAATGAGAGCAGATAGAACGGCAGCTCCGGACGTGTATCCATCACCGCCGATCAGACCTTCATTACCGCTCTCGCTCAACACCTGCTCAACGATCTTTTTAGCATGTTCTTTTCCGGTTCCTGTTTCCCCGACGTTCATCAAATAGAGCATAGGATAAATACCTGTTCTCGTGCAGAAAGACCGTCCCAGGATTATAGAAGCCGTTGCAATCGCTGCTTGAACGGCAAACAATGGCTGGTCGTTTCCAGAGGTCGCATTGTAAAACCCGATAATGTCGCCAAGAACTCCTTTAGGGTTTTCAGGTGCGCTTGTCTTTTCCTTGACCTCATATTTCTTTGCAGTGTTTGTTTTGAGATATGCGGTTATCGGATCAAGACCTTCAGCCTGACGCCAATCATCAAAATCATTAAATCCACCTTGTGGAATAATAAAATCAATTCCGAGTCCGTCCTTAATTTGCTGCGCTGCATTAACTCCTGTGTTAGCACCCTTCCCGTGATCGTTATCAGCGGCAATAACCACGATAGACGATGATTTTAGAGCTTTTACCGTCTGGGCGACGTTATACAGGTTTCCAGCGTCAAAACTGACGTAGCATGTGTTTCCTGTCGCCAGATGCACGCTTGCGGCTGTGGCATATCCTTCGGCTATAAAAACACGGGAATCATTACCTTTTATGCAGAAATATCCCCCCTTTTTCTGCGTTCCGGTCTT